TACTATCGTAAGTATATTATTGCTGCGATAGCTATTGCTGTGGGTGTATTTTTTTACCTTAGAAGGAAGGCAAAAACTGATAGAAAGTTTGACATTTTTGTCAGACGATTTGAGTCGCACCCCACTAATCCAAAATACATATCTGATATGTTCTTCCAGGCCGCTAAAGGAGGAGCTATTATATTGGGTTTGTGGGACTTTGGTAGATGGTTGACACCCTCAAAGATGTCTTCAGCTCTTCTCACCATTGATCTTCTAAAGTGTTTGACATTTTTGTTTAACCCTCGAGAAGACGATGATGATGGTACCGAGCCTGAATTAAATGGACGCTCATCTAAGCAGACCTTGTTTGATATTGATGGAAATGCTATTGCAGTGGACGATGACTATTTCAAAGATACTCAATATTGGAACACTAAGATAGAGGCCATAGCAGCGTTCTTTGGCTGCGATGAGGACAAGTGGATTTTTGACATTCTCAGGCGTCTTTTGAGAATGAGCTCTAAAATTTCACGCGTTCTTATGAGACATAGGGTGGAGTTATTGACAACATCAGCCGGAATAGCTTTGGGTATTGCTGTGTACATAGTCACAAGAAAGTATTACTCAAACTATGAGGCTAATGACAATAAACCTCATCGGTCATCTGCACATCCTGCTTCCAAACGTAATCCTAATGTTGGCAAACATTATAGGCAACGAGGGCAGAAGAAATCCAATGCACGCAATGCTAGACGTTACGTGATCTATGATGGTGATAGGGTAACGGACCTTTTTAAGGACGGAGAACCGGTAACTATCAGGGATTATGTGGGTAAAGCATTGCCCAAAGGAGAATACGAGATATGGCGTGAAACCAGTGATGGTAAGCGTTGGTGTGAGACGGTTTATGTGAGTGGTGATGAATCGAACTATGAGTGTTCTGTAACTTATAGTTCGTATGTTTTCGCGTCACATGACTGTCAAAACACCCGCTTCAATGACATGGTCAATGATGCAGTCTACGATCCTGATGACTACTTCATTGAAACTGAGTTTGAAGCCCTACCTCCGATTCAACTTGAAGCATGGAAGGACATATTGAAGAGAGTCTACCAGCCTGGTAGCATCGATATGCCGCAACAACCCCCTGTTGTTGTTTCTTCTATACCTCCCCCGGCTCGATTGGAACCTCCCGCACCCCCCAGTGGACATGTTGTTTTAGAACATGTGGTTATTACTGAACCAGTTGCTAGTTCTTCAAAGAGAGAGAAACCTGTGGTTTCCATTGAAGAGCCTAAACAAAAAGAAGCAATTGTTCCTTCTTCACCAGTTGTGGATTTAAGAATGCGGTCTAGCATTGTGAAACTCTACGACAAGGAGGACAATTTTCTTCAGTTTGGGACGGCAACTTCCTGGGGCATTGTAGCAAACCTTCATTCAGCTAAATCGGTAGCTCGTTGTGAATATCAAGATAAGCCATTCGAGTTGAAACCCTTCAAATCATTGAAGGCTATTCATCGAGATATGGTTTATTTCCCACGTCCAGATGGAGTGGAAGGAGCTCTGAAGAAGAAGTTTGTGGTGCCGGAGACAGGACAGAAGGTGAGCCTCTTGAGAGTTGATGAAATATCAACTGGAGTGGTCACCGAGGTTAATGATGATTTGATTACGACAGTCTCAACGAATCCTGGGGATTGTGGTAGTCCATACATTAACGCCAATGGTCAATGCATTGGTTTCCATTACTCAGCTGGTGCTCCCGGCAAGGACAACTTAGGTATGCCTGTTACCAAGGAGTTCTTGTCCCTATGGGACCCAGCAAGACTCTCATCTTTAAACTGACATTGCCTCCTTTTCAGCCAGCTCATGCTGAATTGGGGGCTCCATCATCATATCACATCGACATGGGACTGCATTACTTAGGATCAGTGCCTTTTAGGCCCCTGGGTAAGACCAGCTATGTTGAGACACCTTGGAGTGATAATCAGTTCTCAGATTATATTCCTAGTGATATGTCGGTGAAAGCGTTAGAGGTGGGTTATTTGAAGAGTATGGAAGTAGCGCGAGACATCAACATGCCACTGTTGATTGAAGCGGCAGAGCTTATAGTGGCACATTTACGACCTTGCATCGTTACTCCTATAGACAAAATGGTAATTAGTTTCGATGAGTGTGTTGATCAACTGGACATGGAAAAGTCACCGGGTTACCCTTATTATTACACAGTACCTACTAAGGGACAAGCCGTGGACCTTTTCTATGACCAATTGTTTGACATGCATCACCGTATTCTTGCAGGTGAAGATATTCCTTCTATTTTTACCGTTACCGAAAAGAGTGAGTTGCGTACACAACAAAAAGTTAAAGAGCACAAGACTAGGCTTTTTCAAGCTAGTCCACTCCATCATCTGCTGGCATGTAAAGCGTTATGCACCAATTTTAATGAGTCGCTTGTCAAATCCATTGGCGAGCACCCAATTACTATTGGTATACAGATGCCGGGACCACAATTCATTCGAATTATGGCCTCGTTGGGCGACAGAGCAAATGATGGAGATATGTCTGGTTGTGACCAAAGGTTTCCCCTGCCTTTTGCGAGGGCCATTGTTCACATCAGACGTGCCTTTTTACCTATTGAGTATCACCAAGCTATCTACAATCTTTATCAGCAGGTCTACGCTGGTGTTGTTTGTGTCTGTGGTTCCGCGTACCGTGCATACGGGAACAAGTCAGGTTATAACAATACAGGTGAAGACAACTCGATACAGATGTGGTTAGCCTTGATTCTAGCTTTTAAAGAACTCCAGCCCATGTACCACTGGGAGGATTTATTTAAAGCTTGGATAAATGGTGATGACCATGTTGTTACTATTAAACCAGCTTCTAACTACACCTTCAAAGAAGTCTGTGACAAGATAAGTAGTTATGGTATTGTTATTGAGGCCCTTGATTGGACACCGCGTCCTTTCACCCAAGTCACATATTTATCACATACCATTAACGAAAGATTTGTCCCAGGCTTTGGAGATATTCTAGTTTCAGCTGGCAACTTACCCAAACTTTTGTCTTCGCTTAACTGGGTTCAGAAATCAGACCGACTTAGTTTTGAAGAATGCTGTCTTGCTCATTTACTCGGACTACGAATCTGTCTTTTTCCTTGGAAGCATTGGTTTGATCATGCCGACGATCTTGTCGACACGTATCTAAACAGTATCGAGATAACACCTTTTATGAAGTTGTTACTCACTGCTCGTCTAAGCGAAACACAGATTGCACGTTTGCATACCAAAGTGGAGGTTATATTTTTACCCTCCACTTGGAATCGTTATCAGGTAGGGCTCTATAACATTATTAGTGACCTGATAATAGAGTATGACACTCACAGCATCCCAGAAACAACGACGTCGCC